GCCGGCTACCTTTTTGAGGTGGGCGGTGCAGGACCCCGCTACGGAGCAGGTGATTATGGCAAGTTCGACTCGTCTCAGAGCCCTGAATTACTCAGGGCCGTTTGTTCCGTCATTGAGATGTGGTATGGTTCTGAAGGGGATGGTGCCATTAGGCGTCGCCTCTTCGAAGCTGCTATCAACGCACACTTCATTCATCGTGATTTTGTTCTGGTTATGGAGAAAGGCTTGCCTTCAGGCCATCCCCTGACCACAATCATCAATTGCGTGTTGAATCACATCCTCTTTCGACTAGCCTGGAAACGCTCAGGCCATGACCTCGCTGATTACGAGGATCATGTTAGGCTTGTTGTCCTTGGTGACGACAACGTTTTCTCTGTCCACCCTTCAATTCCGGACTTTACAGAGACCACTCTCTCAGAGCATCTCGCGCCTTTTGGTCTGAAATATACTTCGGATTCCAAGAGTGCAGCCCGCGCAGGCTTGTCCCACTTGACTGAGGTCACGTTTCTTAAACGTGGTTTCAGAAAGGAAGGCAAGCTCTGGGTTGGACCGCTAGCGAAGCTCACAGTTGAAGAGATGGTCAGATGGACTGTCCACAAAGACCGAACTCCTAACGTCTCATGTGTCAAACAAGCGTGTATGGAAGCGAGCCTTCATGGTAAGGCTTACTACGATGGTTACGTCCGAGTGAACCAACATTTGTTTGGTTCTGAGGGCGCCCTCATGGTTAGTTATGAAGATCAGCGTAGGCTTTTGGCCGTCACTGATGTCATTTATGCTTGATTTCATCACCGTCTTTATTGGGTTTAGACGTTAAACTACCCACGCTGTACGACTTGCTTGCTTCTAAGGGAGGAAAATGAGGTTCTCAATCCCGAACGATTCGCGGTACTAGCGTAGACCTTAGCTATTTAGCTTTACCGGCCAGGTGGGTCGCGAGCAGCCCTCGCAATACCAGGCCACCCTCAAAACTGCACACTGTTTGAGCGTTAAGTGTGTTTTTATAATTGCGTTCACCACTCCTATCAATATTTCGTCCTCTGGACAACCAACCGACCCCCCTGTTCTCCAAACCGACAGCAACGCCGATTACACCACTGTTTTCCGCAGTGACACTGATTCCGTTGTTGTTGGCCGCCACCTTAATCTCATTCCCGAGCTTGTTTCTGGTGCCACTGCCCAGGGTGTCTCAGGTATTATTCCTTTCCTGAGAAAACCCATAATTCTTGCCAGTGGTACCATTACAGCAGCGGGAACTACTCCCCTATCGACTCTATCTCTCCCTTCAGCAGCTCTCGCGGCTAGCACGATGTACACCGACAAGCTTGATTCGGTCCAGATGTTCCGGGCCGACATGGTCATCAGGCTTGTTGTTAACGCAACGCGCTTCCAACAGGGCCGCCTAATCCTATCGTGGCTTCCTAGTGGCGGTTCATCTGTGTCAATCACCCACAACTGGGTCAAGATGCATATGAGTGGTCTCAACTGCATGGTTCAGAAGCATCATGTTGAACTCGATCTTTCCCAACAGACCGAGGTCTCTCTGCTCATCCCTTACCAGTCGGTTAACCCCTTCCGCAATTTGTCTCAACCAGTGGGCGATGTTTCCGACCTTGGGTTCCTTGTCCTCCGCCCCTATTCTCCGCTTGTCACAGGTACTGGTGGCGGAGCTGACTGTCCGTTCACTCTTTGGTTCAATTTCGAGAACATCACATTGTCCGGTGCAACTCTGCAGTCTGGCATCCAAACGGTTGAACGTGCCTCCCTCAGTTCTGGTGTGGTTTCAGGCCCTGCTGCCATCGTTGCACAGGCCGCCACGTTGCTTGGTCGCATTCCTCTCCTTACGAC